CTTATTATCAATATGCCTCCACGGCATACTAAAAGTGAATTTGCTAGTTACCTACTACCTGCTTGGTTTTTGGGTAAATTTCCGGAGAAGAAAGTCATCCAAACCTCGCACACCGCTGAGTTATCCGTGGGATTTGGTCGGAAAGTCAGGAACTTGGTGGATTCAGACATATATAAGTCAATTTTCCCAGGAGTTGAGCTCCAATCTGACAGCAAAGCAGCCGGTAGATGGGCTACTAGCGCTGGCGGAGACTATTTTGCGATTGGTATTGGGGGTGCTGTCACGGGTAAAGGTGCAGATATACTCATTATTGACGACCCTCACTCAGAACAAGAAGCAGCTTTAGCTGAAAATAACCCGGAAGTGTACGACAAGACGTATGAGTGGTATACGTCAGGCCCACGACAGCGACTCCAACCGGGCGGTTCTATCATTATGGTGATGACAAGGTGGTCTAAGAAGGACTTAACGGGCCAAGTGGTCAAAGCGGCTATGCAAAGAAGTGGGGAAGAGTGGGAAATTATTGAGTTTCCTGCAATTATGCCTAGTGGTAAACCCTTATGGCCGGAGTTCTGGTCGTTTAAAGAATTAGAGGCACTACGTCAGGAGTTGCCTAATTCTAAGTGGATGGCGCAGTACATGCAAAACCCCACTTCAGATGTGTCCGCTATTATTAAGCGGGAGTGGTGGCAGATTTGGGAGGATGACGAGCCGCCGTTCTGTGATTTTGTCATCCAGTCGTGGGATACGGCGTTTCTCAAGACTCAGCGGAGTGACTACAGTGCCTGTACGACATGGGGAGTTTTTTATAGACCGGACGATACAGGCATAAATCAGGCAAATATTATCCTTTTAAATGCCTTTAAGCGTAGAATGGAGTTTCCAGAACTTAAGCAAAAAGCGTTTGAGGAGTGGAAAGATTGGGAGCCAGACTCTATAATTATTGAAGCAAAAGCATCAGGTGCACCATTAGTTGCAGAAATGCGAGCGATGGGCATACCAGTACAAGAGTTTACACCGTCTAAAGGTAATGATAAAGTTGCTAGATTAAACGCAGTTGCGGATATATTTGCAAGTGGTAGGGTGTGGGTTCCACAGACTAATTGGGCAGAAGAAGTGGTTGAGGAAGTAGCAAGCTTCCCATCAGGCGAACACGATGACTTGGTAGACTCAACAAGTCAGGCGATAATGCGGTTTAGAAAAGGCGGATTTATAAGGCTTCCCTCAGATTACGAGGACGAAGTAAGATCCTTTAGACGTAAAGTAGCATATTACTAGGACATATAATGATTGAAAAAAGTTTATACGCCGCTCCTCTTGGGATAGAAGAAGAAATTGAAATAGAGATGCCGGATATTGAGGTAGAGATTGAAGAGCCCGTTGGCATAGAGACACTAGAGATTAATATTGAAATTGACGATGGCTTTGATGACAATCTTGCAGAGGAGATAAGTGAGAAAGAATTAGTCCAAATAGCGGGTGATTTATTGTCTGACTACCAAGACGATATTGATGCTCGGAAGGACTGGATCCAGACATATGTCGACGGGTTAGAGCTGTTAGGCATGAAGATTGAAGAAAGAACCGATCCGTGGGAAGGAGCTTGTGGTGTATATCATCCCCTTTTATCTGAAGCTCTTGTTAAGTTCCAAGCTGAAACCATCATGGAAACTTTCCCAGCTGCGGGTCCCGTTAAAACGCAGATTATCGGGAAAGAGACTCCCGAAAAGAAAGATGCTTCCATACGAGTTCAAGAGGATATGAACTACCAATTGACGGAGGTGATGACAGAATATCGCCCTGAACATGAGCGGATGATCTGGGGACTAGGACTTTCTGGTAATGCGTTTAAGAAAGTGTACTTTGACCCGTCCCTTAATCGGCAAGTGTCGATGTTCATTCCAGCAGAAGATTTAGTCGTACCTTATGGAGCTTCTAGTTTAGAACAGTCTCCACGAGTAACCCATGTAATGCGCAAAACTGAGAATGAGGTTAAGCGTTTACAGCATGCTGGGTTCTATCGGGACGTGGATTTGGGGGAGGCTAGTTCAGCGCTGGACGAGGTAGAGAAGAAGATTGCAGAAAAGATGGGGTTCCGAGCTACTACAGATGACCGCTACAAACTCCTTGAAATGCACGTTGATCTTGACTTAGCTGGATATGAAGATGAAGAAGAAGGCGAGCCAACTGGCATAGCCCTACCATATGTAGTAACTATAGATAAGGATTCTGAAACTATCCTATCTATTAGGCGTAACTGGAGGCCAGAAGATGAAACTTATCAAAAAAGACAGCATTTCGTCCATTATGGCTATGTTCCGGGCTTTGGTTTCTACTGTTTTGGTCTTATCCATCTTGTTGGTGCTTTTGCCAAGTCTGGTACTTCCCTTATACGTCAACTGGTGGACGCAGGCACACTATCCAACTTGCCGGGTGGCTTTAAAACCCGTGGATTGCGAATCAAAGGAGACGACACGCCAATAGCTCCGGGCGAGTGGCGGGATGCGGATGTCCCAAGTGGGGCACTAAAAGACAACTTAATGAGTCTGCCGTATAAAGAACCAAGTCAGGTTTTGTATAGTCTATTAGGTACAATTGTAGAAGAAGGTCGTAGATTTGCCTCGGCAGCAGATATGAAAATATCTGATATGTCAGCTAATTCACCGGTGGGCACAACTCTAGCTATTTTAGAGCGGACCCTTAAAGTAATGAGTGCGGTACAGTCCCGTATCCACTACTCAATGAAACAAGAATTAAAGTTACTCAAAGAAATTATCCGTGACTACACGCCTGAAGACTACGATTATGAGCCTGAAGAGGGAAGCGCAAAGGCTAAGCAATCAGACTATGACATGGTTACAGTTATTCCAGTCAGTGACCCAAACGCTGCAACAATGGCGCAAAAGATTGTCCAGTATCAGGCGGTTTTACAGTTAGCTCAAGGGGCCCCACAGATATACAACATGCCACAGCTACATCGGCAGATGTTGGAAGTCTTAGGTATTAGGAACCCACAGAAGTTAATCCCATTGCCAGAGGACAAGAAGCCAAAAGATCCAATTAGCGAGAATATGGACGTTATTAATGGTAAACCGCTTAAGGCATTTATCTATCAGGATCAAGAAGCACACATTACGGCTCATACTAACTTTATGAAAGATCCGTTAACGGCTAAGACTATTGGTCAGAACCCACAAGCTCAAGTTATGATGGCGGCACTTCAGGCGCACATAGCAGAACACTTTGGATTTAAGTACCGTCAGTTAATAGAGCAGCAGTTAGGCGCACCGTTGCCGTACCTCGAAGACGACGAAGATACGATTCCGGAGGAATACGAAGTTCAGATTTCAAGGCTTATTGCCCAAGCGTCTGCACAGCTACTCCAGCAGAATATGGCCCAGGCGTCTCAAGAGCAGGCTCAACAGCAGCAGCAAGATCCGATTATTCAGATGCAGCAGCAAGAACTTCAGATCAAGATGCAAGATGTTCAGCGTAAAGCCCAGAAAGATCAGATTGATGCGCAGCTTAAAGGCGAACAGCTTCAGATTGAGCGAGATCGAATACAAGCTCAAGTAGATATAGAAGGACAAAAAGCGGGTATTAAGATGTCTTACGACAAGGACAAATTAGACCGTGATAGTGAAATGCAGGCTACGCAGATGGGTATTGATATAGCAGTAGCTAGAGAACGAAACTCAAAAATAGGGAATAAACAATGACGGAGTTAGACATAATTGTTCAACAACTAGACGAAAAAGTTAAACAGTTAAATGAAGCAGTAGTAAACGGTAATTTTGAGAAGTTTGAAGATTACAAAAAAACGTGTGGTGAGATTCGGGGTCTGCTCACTGCTCGTGGTTACGCACTAGACCTGAAGGATCGAATAGAAAAGGCAAACGATGAATGACCTAGCACAGGCAGTAGATTTATCTCTAGTTCTTAATAAAAGAAACGAAGAGAAAGCAACACAGCTCCCAAAACCAACTGGATATCGCATACTTTGCGCCATTCCGGAAGCGGAAAAAGAGCATGACGGAGGCATCCTCAAATCAGACGAAACAATGCGAAATGAAGAAACGCTTACGACAGTGCTGTTTGTAATAGATTTAGGACCCGATTGTTATGTGGATAAAGTTAAGTTCCCAACTGGGCCGTGGTGTAAGAAGGGTGATTTTATCCTTGTTCGCCCCCACGCAGGTACAAGACTAGTCATACATAATAAAGAGTTCCGCATTATTAATGACGATACAGTAGAAGGTGTAGTTTCCGATCCCCGTGGTATTAGACGAAAATAAGGAGTTTACGATGGCAGAAAATAAATTAGAGCTGGAAGAGTTTAAATACCCAGACGAAGTAGAAGATAAATTAGAAGTTGAGGTTGAGAGTGATGTACCACCGGAAGACCGTGGTAAGACCCGATCACAACCCGAGTTTGTTGAGAGCATGGAAAAGGATGAACTTGATGAATACTCTGAAGCCGCTAAGCAGAAAATAGCTGGATTTAGGAAGATTTATCACGATGAACGCCGTGCTAAAGAAGAGGCTGACCGTGAAAGACAGGAAGCCGTAGCTATTGCTAAACAGCTATTTGAGGAAAATAAAGCCTTAAAAGGTAGAGTTACTCATAGTGAAAAGTACGCTGTTGACTCCTACAAAACTGCCGCAGAGCGTGAAATGGAGATGGCAAAGCGAGAATATAAAGAGGCTTATGACTCTGGCGATGGCGATAGGTTAGTCGAAGCGCAGGAAAAAATGACTACTGCCCGTATTAAGTTAGATAAGGCAGAAAATGTTTCGCAGAACATGCAGCAAAAAAATGCTTTACAAGAAGAACGAAATGAGGTAAAAACACAACAACAGCCGGAAAAACCCGTCCGTGATCAGAAAGCCAGTACATGGCAAGAGCGAAACTCTTGGTTTGGGCAAGATGATGAAATGACAAGTCTAGCTTTAGGGCTACACGAAAAGCTTGTTAAAGAAAACGGAATGGCTTATGCTACGACTGACGAGTATTACAAGCGGATTGACGAAACAATGCGCAGAAGATTCCCTGAGAATTTTGAAGAAGTTGAAGACGAAAAACCTCGACAAAAACTTAGTAACGTAGTTGCACCAGCGAACCGAAGCACATCCTCGAAAAAGGTAAAGCTTAATACTTCACAGCTGTCGATAGCTAAAAGGTTAGGTCTAACGCCAGAGCAATATGCCCGTGAACTAGTAAAAATGGAGTCTTAATATGACAACGAAACCACATGAATTAACTAGAGAATTAGAAACCCGTGAGTTAACTGAGCGTCCTAAAGTGTGGAAGCCCGCAGAGCTTCTGCCAGAACCCGACAAACAAGCTGGTTATAAGTATAGATGGATACGAGTAGCAACGCTGAATCAAGCTGATCCACGAAATCTTTCATCGAAATTGAGAGAAGGCTGGGAACCTGTAGGTATTGAGGAACAGCCAAAGATGCAAATGTTGATAGATCCCAATAGTCGATTTAAAGAAAATATTGAGATCAGTGGGTTATTACTCTGCAAAACTCCAGAAGATATGGTTGAGCAACGAAATGAGTTTTATCGTAATCAAGCAGAAAATCAAATGGAAGCTGTAGATAATAGCCTTATGCGCCAAAGTGATCCACGGATGCCACTCTTTAAAGAGAGTAAGTCTACGACCACGTTTGGTAAAGGTAATTAATTTAACTTAGGAGTTTAATATGGCTTATCCAACTGTAAGCGCTCCGTATGGACTAAAACCAGTCAATTTAATTGGCGGTCAGGTCTTTGCAGGGGCAACTCGTCAGATGGAAATTGCAAGTGGCTATGCTACGAACATTTTCTATGGCGATTTAGTACAACGTATTTCCGATGGCACTATTACAAAGGACACTGGCACAACTACAGCTACACCTTGCGGTGTATTTTTAGGTGTTAGTTTCACTAACGGCTCAACTGGGCAGGTACAGCAACAACAGTTCTACCCAGCAAGTCAGTCAATCAAATCTGGAACGAAGATTTTTGCAGTCGTTGCGGATGATCCTGATACATTGTTCCAAGTCGTTTCTTGTTCTTCAACCACAACCGTAGCCGCTATGGGTATTTCTGCTATTGGTAATAATATTGCTTTAATTCAAAACGCTGGTTCTACCGTCACTGGTAATTCCGCTGTAGCGATTGATGAAGGAACGCAAGCTACTACTAATACTCTACCTATTCGCATTATTGATGTGGTAAGAGATACAGCAACTGGCACTGACTCATTTGTTGAGTTTATCGTTAAGATAAATGCAACTATGCATCAGTATAACAACTCAACTGGCGTATAAGGGAGCAACTAAATGGCTATTTCAAGAGCGCAGCTACTTAAAGAGTTGCTTCCCGGACTAAACGCTTTGTTTGGTTTGGAATATGCAACGTATGGCGAACAACACAAAGAAATCTACGATACAGAGACTTCTGAGCGTTCGTTCGAAGAAGAAACAAAACTGTCTGGCTTTTCTGCTGCACCGGTTAAAAACGAAGGTTCTGCCATCGCTTATGACAATGCACAAGAAGCTTTCACAGCTCGTTATAACCACGAAACTATTGCCCTTGGCTTTAGCTTGACTGAAGAAGCAATCGAAGATAACCTCTACGATTCTTTATCATCACGCTATACCAAAGCATTAGCTCGTGCAATGGCTTACACTAAGCAAACTAAAGCAGCTTCCGTCTTAAACAACGGTTTCTCTGCTGGCGTTTATGCTGGTGGCGATGGCGTGGCTTTATTCAGTACGGCTCACCCATTGATCTCTGGTGGCACAAACAGCAATACTCAATCTACTCCTGCTGACTTGAATGAGACTTCTTTAGAAGCCGCTGTCATTCAAATTGCTGCTTGGACTGATGAGCGTGGCTTGTTAATTGCTGCTAAGCCTCGTAAGCTAGTCGTTCCACCTGCATTACAGTTCGTGGCTACCCGTCTATTAGAGACACAGCTCCGTACTGCAACAGCAGACAACGACATCAACGCTATCGTAAGCAATAGTTCAATCCCAGAAGGTTATACAGTAAATAACTATCTGACTGATACAAATGCTTACTTCATCTGCACCGATGTACCAAATGGTATGAAGCACTTTGTTCGTACACCTTTGAGTAACTCGATGGACGGTGACTTCGATACAGGTAACGTCCGTTACAAGTCTCGTGAGCGTTATTCGTTTGGATTCTCGGATCCATTAGGAATGTTCGGTTCGCCCGGAGCGTAAAAAGAAGGGGAGATAAAACTCCCCTTTTTAATTTATTTGTAGTATGATTATTTATCTGGGTAATACCAGCTTATTAAACTGCACCCAGCAGACGGTATACCGATTAATAGGCTTAACTTGTATATAGGAGAATTAATATGGCACGCACCACATTCCAAGGCCCACTTCGTTCATTGGGCGGCATTTATCAACAAGGTCCAGCCTCTGTTGTCGCAATCACAGCCAGCACTACATTAAGTCCAGATACTCACGGCGGACGTATTATTTCCGTAGGTGGTTCTTTAGCCAGTGCCTTAACTTTAACCTTGCCAACCATTAACGCTTCAACCAATCCAACCACTTCTGGTCCCGGTCAAGACCCCAGCACTTCCAACAACCAAGGTGTGATGTATACCATTTGGGTTCCAACCACAATCTCTACTTCTTC